CGCATCCGTGGGATTTGAAATCAACTGGAGAATCATCGTGAACATGGAACTGCAACGACCCAAGAACATCATCAGTCTCGCCACATCAGGCGTCCTCGTGTCCGTGGATGTGAATGTGTGGTCAGCAACCAAGCAAGACCGCGCCATCAGCAATGAGGTTGCTGGTGCAAAGAATGCTCATCAGAACGCGGGCAAGTACACCAAGAACCTGCTGGCAGACCATCCCAAGCACAAGGCGCTGGTCAACTATCGGCAGACCATTTACAACTGGGTCAAGCGCCGCACCTATCGTTGGAACAACTCACAGGACTACCTGCCGAGCGTCGACATGGAGCGTTTCAAGCGTGAGTACAACGACCACCAGAAAGTTTTCAACGCGTGCTTGGCGGCATTCTTGGCTGACTACGACAGCATTGTCTCGGACATGGCGTTCAAGGCGGCTGGGCTGGGCGATATGTTCAACCGCGATGACTACCCTAGCCGTGCGTCACTGGCATCTAAGTTCGGCGTGCGGCTGTTCGTGTCGGAGGTTCCCATGAACGACTTTCGTTGCCAGATCGCCAACGACATTGCGGACGACTTGCTTGAGACCTACAAGGCTCAGGCTGAGGAAATAGTGTCCCATGTGATGGTGGAGCAACAATCAAGGTTCGTCGAGGTTATGAAGTCCATCAGCCATTGCTGTGGGTACGATGAGCTTGGTGTCGATGACAACACAGGCGAGACCAAGGTCAAGAAGCGCAAGATTTACGACACGACCATCCTCAAGGCCAAGGAGATGTGCGAGTCGTTCAAGGGGTTCAATCTGACAGGTAGCGCGGAGCTGGAGGAAGCCCGGGCATCGTTGGAGAGAGCGTTGGCTGGCGTAGATGCAGAGACTATCCGCGAGTCGGATGCTGTGCGCTCGGCGGTCAAGGAAGATGTGGACAGCATCCTGTCCAAGTTCGGTGCGTTCAACTGCGTCTGAGCGACGCGCGGAACGAAGCCATCAGTTTTCATTCAGTAAAGGAAGTTTTCAATCATGTCTAAAGTTCAATTCGTCAACACCGTCACCATCAACGAACTCCGCAAGATCATCCCATTGATCGGTGGGGAGCTAACTCCGGTCATTCAGTCCGAGCCGGGTTGCGGCAAGACCTCCCTCTTGGCGATGATCGCCGAGGACAACGGCGACAAGTGGCGCAAGCCCGGTGACGACTTCCCCGAGGACAAGTTCGACTACATCTATGTCGACTGCCCCGTCAAGGATATGTCGGACATTGGTATGACTATTCCCAACCATACGACCAAGAGCCTTGAGTACTATGTGTCGTCGCTGTTCAAGCTAGGCAACGGCAAGCCCAAGTGCATCCTGCTCGACGAGTTCATGAAGTCGCCCAAGCTGTTGCAGGTGATCTTCACCCGGATGATGCTGGAGCGTATGGCTGGTGACGAGCCTCTGCCCACGGGCGCGGACGGTACTAAGTCCATCGTGTTTGCAACATCTAACAACGCAAGCGACGGTGTGGGTGACTCCATGCTGGCCCATGCTGGTAACCGTGTGTGCATCATGCGTATGGCGAAGCCCAGCCCGAACGAGTGGTTGCAATGGGCATCGGAGAGCGGTATCTCTCGGGTCATCCGTGCGTGGGTCGCTATGTTCCCGCGCAGTCTCGCGTCGTACACCGAGGGCGAAGACCAGAAGGACAACCCCTACATCTTCAAGCCTTCGATGACGAGTCTCTCATTCGTCTCGCCGCGCTCGTTGGCAAAAGCGGATGTGATCGTGCGTAACCGGGACAAGATGACGGACAACGCTGTGAAGGTGGCGCTGGCTGGCACTATCGGTGCGGCGGCGGCAGGCGACATGGCGGCGTTCCTCTCGCTTGAGAAGTCTCTCACCGATGTGAAGGACATTATCAAATCGCCCGAGTCCATCCCTGTGCCTACGGACATTAGCGCGCAGTTGATGATTATGTTTCAGGCGGTGGATGTTCTCGCCACGCAGGACGAGTTGACCAAGTTCATGCAGTTCGTGGAGCGCATCCCTTCCAGCGAGGTTCAGGCTGTGTTCTTCACCATGATGATGCGTAACCCCAAGGCGCTTCGCTTGGCGCGGAACAACCTCAAGATCGCAGAGTGGGCCAAGAACAACCACGAGATGTTCTGAGCAAGTAACAGCCCACGGCCTCGTGGGTTTCTATTCAACCAAGGAGAAAGTATGTCTAAGCAAGAGACCCGGATCAAACGCGCTCATGTGGCGCTGATGAAGCACCCAGAGACTGCCCTGTTCTCGGGCGTGATGCTCATGGGCGAGACCACGGTAGAGGATCGGCAGTTCACCGCGTACACCGACGGTGTGAACAAGCGGTACAGCAAGCCATTCCTCAATGGGATCACCGACGAGAGCAAGGTGCGTGGCCTCATCCTGCACGAGAACCTGCACATCGCGCTCAAGCAGATTCCGTTCGGTAAGAGTATGTTCAAAGAGAACGCGAAGATGGCGAACCTCGCCGCTGACTTCGTGGTCAATGACATCATCGTCAACATCAAGGGGTGCATCGGCAACTCATCCGAGCGCATCGTGGCTCTGCCTGATGGTGGTGTGTATGACCCCATGTTCCACAACTGGTCGATGCGTGAGGTCTACAACTATCTCAAGCAACACGCCAAGCCCAAGCCCAAGCCCAAGAAGCAAAAGCCCCAACCGGGCAAGCCCTGCCCCAACGGACAGAGTGGTGGCGGTGATGAGCAAGATAGCGACCCACAGGGGGGTGGGGAGCAAGGTGGGCAGGAGCAGGAGGAGTGGGACACCGTGGAGGTCAATGGGAAGGTGTATGACATTTCCCAGCAAGACGAGCACGACTTCGGCGAGATGCTCGACGGAATGACTCACGAGCAAGTCAAGGAGATCAACGACGCGATAGATAAAGCTCTACGCGAGGGTGGGATGCTAGCTGGGCGGATGGGGGCCAAGATGCCCCGCGCCATTAGCGACTTGCTTGAGCCAAAGGTGGATTGGCGCGATGCGTTGCGTGACTTCGTGAGTGCCTCTGTCAAGGGCAAGGACGAGTTCACTTGGCGTCGCCTCAACAAGCGTCACATGGCTAATGACATTTATCTGCCGAGCGTGGAGAACGAGACCATCGGCGAGATTGTTGTGGCTATCGACACTTCGGGTTCCATCGGTGGCAAGGAGCTTACCGAGTTCGCCTCGGAACTGGCATCTATTTGCGACCTTTGCTCTCCCGACAAGGTGCGGGTTCTGTGGTGGGACACGGCTGTGCATGGTGAGCAAGTGTTCCAGAGCGACTACCAGAACATTGCTGGGTTGCTCAAGCCGCTGGGCGGTGGTGGTACTCATGTCTCGTGTGTCTCCGAGTACATCAACAAGGAGAACATCAAGGCTGAGTGCGTCATCGTGTTCACCGATGGCTATGTCGAGGGGAACATCTCGTGGAACATCTCCAGCCCAACGCTGTGGATGATTACCTCCAACAAGAGGTTCGCCGCTCCGCAGGGGACCAAAGTTGTCTCTGTCGACAAAGACTAGGATTCTCATAGGCAAGGCTATGGAGGTCCCTCGGGTCCTCAGAATCCAAACCTACATTGAGATTAGGTCCAAGCCCATTGCGTTTGCATCGGGCGTGGAGAACTACCGCATGACGACGACCATCGAACGACACCGCTTTTCGAAAGAGATAGCCGAGGAACTCTTGCTTGACGAGGGTGGCGATGGTGCGTACTTCTATTGCGTCCAAAGATTGGCAAGAGGCACAGAGAACGATAAGTTGTGGCGTGATGTATTAACTTGGTTGGATGAACTTAAAGGAGAAAGTAATGTCTAACTTTTCGTACGAGAGACTTTCGCGCATTGCGAATAGCGCCCCACCCTACCGTGGGACGACAGATAGGTTCCCGCTGTACACCCGCAGGGAGAACACCAAGTACTTCTTTGCCCGACAGGAGAATGGGCAGACGGTGTTCGACCTCATCTACGGCAATCGTTGGGAGAACATCCATATCACGAAGGAGCAATACGATGCGTTCCCTCCGCGCAAGCAGAACGAGACGATTGTGAACTCGGACGGTTCGTACATTCACTATGTACGCAAGGTCAATCGCTTGGCGACGGTGTACCCCGGGGATACGACCGCATCTTATGGCGATGGCGTGTTGGAGTTCAACGCCAAGCACTACGGACAGGGCGAGAGGAAGTTCCTCAGCGATGGTATGCAAGGATGGTTCTCTACAGAGTCACGCAGGGGTGGGATGACATACAACTACCGTGTTGGAGGCAAGCGCCAAACGCATCCCATCTATCGGGGTATGCGGGTCAACGCCCGGACGATGGAACCCATCGAATCCTACGAGGTGCTGGTCAATCGCGTGGATCGCAAAGCGTCGAAGGAGCTGATGAAGCGGTACGAGCATTTCCTAACAGTATCTGAGGTGATGCTCAAGTCTATGACGCTCGAGAACGTGGTCCTAGTCGCCTCGCAACTCGTGGAAGGATCGCCGCGCAAGTTCGGTGTCGATGAAGAGATGCTCAACAAATCGAATCAACTCATGAACACCGCGCCGCTTGATGCGTTCTTGTTCTACACGATGGGTCACGATCTGCGGCAACTGAAGTACATGGCACACGCGAATGACACAACGCGCTGGTGGTATGGCGAGAAGGAATCCAACGCGTACGACAGGCTGTATCCAGCTACCAAGCGCAGGCTGATAAGGGATCTCTACGAGCGCAATCCGGGCATCTTCAAGCCCAAGTCATATGCGTCCGGTGAGAAGTATTCGTCGTGCATATGGGGCATGACGATCATGGTCAATGGCAAACAAGTGGAGCAGTACGAATGAACATCAATGTAGAAGTGCGTGATGTGTATGGGCAGACGGTTTACTACCCGATGTGCGACAAGGCCAAGCTGTTCGCACAGATCGCGGGAACTAAGACTCTCACGCCCGATGTGCTGAGGAAGATCGAATTGCTCGGGTATGGCGTGACGGCTACCCGGATCGTAACTTTTTAAGGAGAGACGCAATGAGCGTCGAAAGATTTTTTCTTGAAGGCTTCCGTGACGAGGCAGAGTACGAGAGGCTGAAGCAGTCATCTGCGTATCCACTGGTGCGTGAACTTGAATTTAAGTTTGGCCTCAAAGTCATCCGCAGGGTAGGGCTGATTAGGTACGAAGGCTCGGACCTCTCCGATGTGTGGGTCATGGGTCACACCAACGGCATCGCTGTTGGCAAGGTATTCGTGTCCCCCGCGAGTAAAAACTCTGGCCCTGACAAGGCCAATGAGTATTGCTATCGCTCCCCTTACTATGCCAAGGAGCGTGGCAGTTCACGAGAGGACAAGGAGACTATCCGTAGCGTGAAGGTCTCATCGTTGATAGCTACTCTCACTCGCCACAAAGTTGTGCCATCCCGAGCGGACATGGAGCAGAGGAAGGTCAAGCAAGTTAGAGCGGCGCAGGAGCAACTCAAGCGCGGTATCGGCGACAGCAACAAGCCTAACGAGCTTCACTCTAATGAGATTCATGCGTTGCTTCTCATGGCTCTAGGTAAAAGTCCTAATAGCGAGTGGGTGAAAGTGGACCAAAATAAATGTCAAACCATTCTTGACAAATATGAGGAAGCTGATAGAGTCAGGAAGGTCAAAGCTGAGGAGTCCCAGCGTATGTTCTTCAATCCGTTCTGGATGATCGGTGTGGATGGATTTGGCGACTACATCATCGGCAAGTACAAGCTAGTAAAGGTTGCAGATGAAACCATCCAGTATGAAACAGTCGAGCCATTCAAACGCTATCGCTCCTACGAGTCTGTCCCGGAGCTTGTACCGCTGATGACTATGGTCAAGGTCGCATACGAGAACGAACCCCACAAGGCCGGGGTACTGCCCACCACGGACAAGTACGATCCAAACCTTGACTCGGTGTTCTTCTACAACACGAGTACCACCCACTACGATCATGTGTGGATGGTTACTTCATGCAACACTTGATCGGACACCTAAGCCCTGTTGTCCATACGAAAAAGTGGGATCTCATACGGTTGCCATTACGCAAGCTAGGTGACCAGTACGCGGTCTATGTAGCCGATGGTCTGGTGCGGTACTACGACGAAGCCACATTGCCTGACACCCTCAAAACGAAGATGGCAATGATCCTCGCCGCATCGACCCACCGACTGGAGAACGAATCACGGATGCAAAAGATGCTCATCTATACGAACCCAATGTCGAGAGACTTTGATGACATTGGCTGGCGCGTGAGTGAAACATATTTTTGCCTAGTGGTCGACAGAGACACACTCGCATCCCTCAAAGGAGAACAGCATGGCGCAAACGCCTGAAGGCAAGGTGAAGGACAAAATCAAGACGATGCTCAATCAGTACGGTGTTTATTACACGATGCCGATGGGCACGGGCTACGGAAGCGCGGGGGTTCCTGACTTCCTATGTTGCGTCCCACCCCACGGTGGGTTCCTAGCTATCGAAGCAAAGGCCAGCGGTGGCGTGACCACGGCATTGCAAGAGAAACACATCAGAGAAATTACTGCGCGAGGTGGACGAGCGCTCGTGGTGAACGAGGACAAGTTCCCGATGCTAGAGGAAGTATTGAAAGAGATGGGGGGATCGCATGACTGATGAGGACCGAAGCAACTTGCGTGACCTCCACGCAGGCTTTGCCATGATTGGATTAATTATGAAAGGAGAGGAACCGCACAACATCGCGATGATGGCGTATCTATACGCTGATGAGATGCAATCCGCACGGAACCTGCATGGGGCAGGGATCGTGTCTGTTAAACGCCAAACCAAAAAGGAGAAGGCAGATGAAAAGCAAACTTGATTTGACCGTCGAAATGCTTGAGGTTGACCCTGAGCTTTCGTCAAAGACGCTGATGCGTAAGCTGGGCGTGACTCGCCCTTATGCGTACAACTTGCTGTCCTTGGCGCGCAAGAAGATGCGCGAAGCTGTAGAGGAGTTGGCTGAGAAGGTGGCTGGTGTCGCGCCTCCTGCGCCCCCTGTTCCCACGCCCGATATGGTCAATCATCCCGCCCACTACAAGACAGGCGGCATTGAGACGATTGACTTCATCGAAGCCAAGAAGCTGAACTACCACCTTGGCAATGTCGTCAAGTACATCACCCGCGCAGACCACAAGGGCGACCGCCTTGAGAATCTGAAGAAGGCGCAATGGTATCTTGAGCGAGAGATCGCTCAGGCTAGCTAGACTATCCCTCCCTTCACCCCCGCAACCTAGCGTCCCACCCCCTCGTGGGTCGCTAGGTTGATACC